CACCAACAACTTCAAGATTAGCTTTCTTTTCTTTTGCGTCCTTAAGACTTTGTTCTAATTGGACAAGCAGAACAGTTTTACCGTCCTCATCTAAGGTATCAGCAAAGCCAAAATATTTTCTAATATCTTGTACGCGTTCTTTAATGCGTGATTTTTCTTTCGCCACCGCTATTCTATACTGCTTAACTGCGCGATTGGTAGACTTGGCTGCTTTTAGCAACTGACCTTCACGCTCTTTAGACTCTTTGATACCAGCGCCAAGCGCAGCGATAAGTGGATTCTTACGCGCTCTACCTCTACCCCGGGTTGCGCTCTTAATCTTAGCTATGCGCACTCTAACTTTATTGCGCTCTTCCTCTATTTTCTCACGGCTACCAAGGGTAGCCCATTTGTAGTTGTGGGTAAGATTGAACTGACGTATTTTTTCCGTGATTTGACGGGCGTATCTTGCTTCCTTTTGTTCTGCTATCTCCTCTTGAGACGCAGTCCTTTCACGTTTCTGCGCTGTGGTGTCCGCACGAGCACCCGCAGTCAGGTCCTGCCCTCGCCTCTGCGTAACGTCCCGCATCACCGCTCGTTCTGTCCTCAGGCGCTCTTGCTCTAGCCTTCCAAGACTAGGCATTGCTGCTCGCAGCTTGCGCTTGTAAGCCCCTTTAGGATCGAACAAATCAGAAACATTTGGACCGGGGGCGATATCCATGCGGTCAACCGCCCGCAAGATGTTTGCTTGGTCTTCAGCAGTCAGAGCCCCTTGAGCTAAACTCAACAGTTTCTCTTGCCGATCAAGAGGCGTGTCACCAAGCGACTCTACAAACATATCGATCTGCACTTCACCTTCGTCTGCCCTAGTGACCGGTGACACCTCTCCAAGCGTTGTACCGACGGCCTCTTGTTCCGCCGCTCGTTGAGCAGTGTCCGTAGCCATAGACTCTTCAGCAGCGCGCTCAGCCAGCTTGTCTTTTGCTATTTCCATAGCGTCGTTGATATCTCTGGCCCCTGCTTTCAATTCACGATCAGCGGCCTCCATCAGCATCTCAGAGGTGTAACCTTGACGCCCTGGAACTATATTTTGGCGCTCTTGTTCTATGCGCTGTTCTAAATCTGACTCAGCCGCTGCGCTAAGACCTTCGCCTTCCATGCCTCTTTCGGCACGCATGGCAATATCTTGTGCCGCTTCAGCCCCAAGCGCCCCTGCTGCAACCCGGCCTTGCGGGCCTTCAAGGCTGGCCTGCTGAATCATTCTCGCTGTCTCTGGTGTAACCGGCGCACCTTCGCCCAACCCTGTAGCACCAGCAACTCGTTCGATGGTTTTACGGGCTTGGGGAAGCACCATCTCTTTGGACGCTTTTGCTGCCGCAGCGTTGCGCATAGCATCGGAAAGCGGGAGGCTGCCTATTAGCCCTCCAATTCCTTTTACTGCACCAGTAACTTGACCCGCTGTTTGCGCCGCTTGCCCGATAAACTTGAGCATCCCCTCAGGCGTCTTGCGCTCTTCAGCTTTCTGAAAGGCAGCGCGACGCAGCGCATTGCGCAACTGCTGGTCTTTGTTAGCCCCGATGGCGTCTGCAACCCCCACAATCCCTGATCGAGTTGTAAGTGATGGTAAAACCCGGCCCATACCTAACTCCTATTCAATACCCTCTAAAGCACCTAGACCTTGCTCAAGGTTGCGCTGCACCCGACGCAATAAAGCCAGTGCAACAGGGTCGTCAGTTGTGTTCTTTAGAACCATAAAATCTTCTTTAAAACCTTGTGGATTGTATCGGCCGCTGTCTCTGCCGTAGGTCGCTATCAGATCATCTAAAGCGCCTCGGACGCGCTCGTAGTCCTGACCCGGCTTAACGGCTCCTTCAATACGCTGTTGCTGGCGTTCTATTCTAGCCTGCGCTGCGGTACGCGCTGCGTCCCTGATGCGATCACCAAATCGGGTTCCTATATTCTCTGCCTCTTGCCCCACGCCCTTAGCAGCGGACATGGCTCCGATAACATTACCGCGCCCGCCCTGGCTCGCCATTCGCAACGCAGCCTGCCGACGCATCTCGTTGGTAGCAACGCCTTGCGCATCTCGCAGTTCATCAGGAGCCCCTTCAAGCATGCGGACAAGGCGATCCATTTCACGGCCTTCGTCTGCTCGAAGCCGGCGCTGACGCTGTTGAAACGCAGCAAGGTCATCGAACATGCCTACCCCACCTAATTCTTGAGGGTCTGCAATACCAGGCCGTTCGGGTCTGCCTTCGGGCCTTGATCCGTATTCTTTAGACGGATCTTTCCTTGGCGTGTTTGCTCCTAAAGCGCTTTTCAAGCCTGCTATTAGCCCACCCGCAACACCGGGCGCTTTTGCTTTAGTTGATCCATTACTCATTGCTTACCCCAATTAGCACAAATGCTTCTTGCCAATAATGTATACTTGAAATCCGCCCTGACCGATAATGACTTCTGAATTATCCATTCCATTAAGTCCTGTTACCGATCCTTGCTGGATTCCCCATCGAATATCTAAGAACTGTTCATAGCCGTCTTGAGCCCGTACTGTATTAGTTCCGCCGGGCGTGTCGGCCATAGGCGATCTAGCTAAGTCAGTAGAGTTAGTCTGGCCAACAAAGATAGGTTTACCCGTGTTATCAAGCGCTGCATTAACACTACTGTTGTAACCAACACCGGTAGTACCAGCAGGGTAAACTAGTGGAACACTCAGTAAATCACCTTGGCAGTAGGACTTGCCGTTCGTCGGATCACGGTACTCTAGTCGGCTAATTCTGTATTTGTCGATCGTGGATCTGGTCCATGAGGCTAATGCCACGTTGCGGCTGCTAGTCAGGTCACTGCGAATGCCTGTGCCGATACCAACACCAACTGTGTGAGTAAGCGTTGCCGAAGCTGCTGATGACCACTGATTTACAGTGCTGTAATCAATCGCTTCGTCCGCAGGGACTGACGTAAGCTTTCCGCTGTAGTTACAAAATGCAATTACATGGTGGACAGTAAACGGAAACCGGATCGGAATAATCCGTCTATCCATGGTCATTTGATTATACGGTGATGCGCCAACAAATGGCAACTTCTCAAGAAGTACTGCATCTGCATCGGCCGCCGCTTGGTTGCCTTTGCAATACCAGCCATTGCCCCACATCGGAACTGAGATGACTTCGTAGGCTGCGTCTGTCTTAATGTTGCTCGGACCCCAACGTCTTGATCGGTCAGTCAAGCCACCAAGTAAACCACGCAAGAACTTGACATCAGTCTTGGCTAGAGCCCCAGACACACCATCATCGCCGCCACCTGTATCTGCTCTAATTACTGCGTTTGCTGCTGGCGTAGCAATCGTTTCGGGCACTGTATACCGAGCGTTGTACTGTGCTGCTGCCGGCAACTCTGGTGACTGTGGTATGTTCTGGACGGCCGCAGAGCCTGAGTCCCTCTCAAGCAGTTTTGTTCGGAACTTCATTGTTATCAACAGACTATCAATGCGCAGTTCAGTAGCTGACTCAGCAAAACTCCCGCAGTCTACCGAGATGAGATATGCAGAATATGGATCGAATACAGTATCCAAGTCAGCACTAACGCCGGGATTAAATCGATTAAACTCGCTGTTCCAGAGTATGTTAGGATAATCCAAAGATAAAACAACGTTGGTCATTTCCGGCGAAACAGTAGGCAAGCTTCCTGATGTAATTGCTGCACCGGTAAACACATCCACGGGCTTGCGTTGGATGGTTATATTAAAGGCTGCTTTGTCTGCTTCATCTTTAGCAAGAGAGCCATCACTGCGAACTGTGGTAAATGGCGTGGCTTGCTGGTCTATCGACAGGCCGATGCTTTCTAGAATGTACACAGGTGTTGTAGGCGAAACCACAGCAGTAGAGCTAAACGACTCTTGTGGTGGAGGTAATGTAAACCCTGCACAGGTCTTCATATATTTAACACCGTCAACCGACTGAAAGAATGTTTTCGGTGTAATATTGCTTAGGGATATATTGACTCTGAAAGTGCCGGCATCGCTCTCTAGCTCGCTTGCGTCAAAACCTGTTGACGTGATTCGAGTTAAGGCGCTCTGCACCTGCGTGTGAATATGCGAGGTAAGAAGCTTGACGCCACGGCTAAGCCTTTTAAATCCGATCTTAGACATTCGACAATGGCTCCAGAAGCGTTGTAGTCAATGACGGAATAAACGTGTTCCATGGATTAGCACCCCACGATGCGAAGCCGGTTGTAGCAGCTTTATACACAGGAATACCAAGAGCCACTCTTACACGAGACTTTGCTGGTAAAGGCAAGTTCAAGTTATCCAGCGAAACCGCCCAGCCACTCTCTGCCCCCCCTGGGTAGTTCGGAGTCATCTCTACTGTGAACGAGGTTTTTGGATCAGGCGTAATTAGCCACGCTCGCATATCCATTCCGTATTTATGGATAAGTACGTCAGACTGGCTTCGGTCTTCCTTAACAAACGGAGCATCTACTGCCATAAACAACTGAACATCAGCGACAAGTGGAGGCACGTACGGTCCCGACCCGCCGCCCGGTAACTGATACGTTGGTGTAGGGCTGGCCGTGCACTGCATCATAATACAATCTAAAGCATGAACGATCGCCGGATTATCTACGTTAAATGATGTTTCCCAGAACACAACTTTTTCTACGTCTGCAATCGGCTGGCTAAGTATCTTGTAGCCCTTCCAACGCTCCACGTTGGTCGTAAGACCCGTAATAAACCCACCACCGCTCAAGGCTGGCACTTGTTGATTATAAGGAGCTTGCTGAAACGGAGAGAAACCAACCGTAATTTGGTTCTGAACAAACCTTCGTTTGACATAGTACCCCGGAACCTGATCGCAAATCTCTTCAAGTTCCTGCATCGCTTGTTCAATGCGGTTGCCGTCAATCGTTGTACCGTCAGAGAACTGCTCTTTCGTAATTGTTCTAAGGCTCACGGTATAACTCCTAGAATATTACCAGCGGCAATGTTGACAAATGGCGTGGCCGCAATATCGGTTAGATTGATGCAACCTACAATAGACCCACGGTTAGTATTTCCTGCATCCTCATTCCGCACTAGCGACCCAGTGTTAGCCTGTGTGCCGTAGAACACACAACTTACAACCGAAGCGTAAGACCCTGTTTCCATTAAGACGTAAGTATCAGTTGCTGCTGAGTGCAGGTTGTCGGTCTTTACAATGTGGCAATTCTTTAGGGCGACCCTGCCCCCATCCCTGACAACTACAGCCGGTGTGTTCCCTTCGCAGATAAGAGTCATGCTGGACAGCACCGCTGTACCTGTTACGACAATCTGTTTCTTTATGACCGTGCCTGGCATCCCGTTAACAGTGGTGCGTGTGCCTTTTACCTCAAAGCCACCATGACCCCCTGACATTACCAGGCCACCAAAATCCTGTACCGACGACTGCTGCAACACCTGACCAGGCATAACAATCTTAGTGGCTAAGGCATTGATGATATCAGTCTTTTGATTCAGCGTAGCATTCTTATCGATCTCAGCCAGATCGGCATCTGCATCTACTTGTGTCGCTACAACAGTGCTCATCGACCTGTCCTTCGGCGAGTGCCGCCTTTGCGCAACACTGCTTTAGCGCTTGCTAGTTCTACCTTCTCGGCTCGGTCCCGCATGAAACCAAACATCATGTATGAAATATAAGCACCCTTGACACTGTCTGAAGTAGCAATGGTGTCATGCTCTTCGTCGTCAATAAGGTACTCACCATACTTTGGCGAGTCGTTAAACTTGCGGTACTGCATGGTTGATGTTGCGCTATCTTTGTATCTGGTGCGTAACGTAAACTTATCAGCCACTTTAATAATACCACTTGAGAAATCAATAACTTGGCTCGTCCAGCCTTTCCAATCCGACCCCAGTAGAGTGTTGTACACACCCCAAAGCCAGTTTGGCGACAATGGCGATGCGCCAGTTCCGTGCGAAATCATGCGAGCAAAGATGCCTCTTGCTTTCACATGGTCAGCGCTATCGATCCCGACTTGTTGCGACTTGTACGCCCAGTCTACCGGTTGAGCTACGTCGTTGTTCGTGTGCAATGGGCCGTAATGTTGATTCCAAACATAAACAGATAATGACGTTGTCGTCGGCCCCGCCTTAGTGATCTGCGCCTTTGCTCCGGTTACAGTAAAGTCAAAGCCATAATCCAACAACGTAGTGGCCGAGCTTGCAGGTGCCATAGGGATATACAGCAGTAAGTTGCGTTGACCCCGAGCAAAGTTGAGCACTGAAGCTGACGCTACTGTGATTGTAATAGTCCCAGCACCAGCATTAACAGTGTACGTGAGCACACCACCAACCGACAGAAAGAACCGCTCTGGTGGTAACACGGCGCTTGCTGCCGCCGTCCATCGCGTGCTGTCGTACCCAAACACAAACTCGACACCCGTAGGCTGCGCAACTGCTGATGTAAAGTCAGGCGCTATCTCAAGCGGTATGTAATAAACGCCGGATACAGCATCGTAAATTGGCTTAGCAAAATAAGCACGAGCGTCATCCGCCCCGCTAGCTGTTAATCGTTTCTTATACTCTCCGTATACAACCCTTTGATCTTCATTGAGAACCGATCGGTCGATAGCCCCGCCTCGGCCAAGTTGCATTAGATAGTAACTTGAAGAGTAAACTGTTTCAGACCGAGTGGTTGCGCTGGTAAGCGTTCCTGTCTCAATTGATCCTACTAAATACACTTCCCTTGTACCGGTAAGAACGTAGGGATTAGTAATGTTCTGCTGGACTCCGACCACCGCAGCCCCGCCATGCTCTTTGACGGTAGACTCTACAGGCCACAATGACCAACCACCTTGATTGTAACACCATAAAGCGTTGGACCCAGGGTACGACACAAACAGTGCTTCGTTTTCTTGACTGTACGCAATGCTTACATCGTCGCTGTCTGATTGGCGATACAGCGTGCGAGGCTGTGTGTTTGCTGCGGGATCGGAAACCCCCGCTGCTGTAAGGTAGTTGTTGAGCGGGCAGGTTATACCACCTTTAAAAAAGTCATTGATAGGTAGCGACAGTTCTTCAATCTTCAAGCCGTTGCTAGTTGCATAGATGCCGTTGGTATCTGCCCAGAACACCGTCGAACCTACTGTTACTAGCGAGCGAGGCGACATACAGCCAACGGTGCGGCTAACCACCGTAAACCGGCCAGGGTTAACTAAACCGCCTTGGCTTGGTTGAAACAATAAAGTTTCTGTTTCGGTGAGCACCATGAGGTTGATTCCCACTTCGGCGATGGCGACCACAGGGTTCTTGCTTGGTACATTGACTTGATTGCCGTCAATAAACGCATTTGGCAGGTTTGGATCACTAAAGAATATTTGATTCTCAGACGCCGCAACAAACCGATCGCCTAGCGTTGTCACCGCAACGGGTGCAGGAAAGTTTTGCTCATCAAAATAAACAAAAGCATCAATAGCGGTACCGTCCGTTGGAACAACTCGTGTCACCAGACAATCTTCGCTGTACCCTTTAACCCAAGCAATCTTCTGGGTTGAATCAACTGTACGGTCTCTAGACTCCCTAAAATCAGAAGGTAGGTAACACAGTAACCCAGTTAGACGGTTCCCAAAAAACAACTCGTTCTGATACATGGTAAAATAAAATGGCTCATCAACACCATACAAAAACGATTGGTTGTCGTAGGTCTCGTTTGTTTCGTAGTTGCCGTACCAGTTGTACATACGAGGGTTGTTAAACTCGCCAAACCCAGCCGTTTTATTTTGCGACGTATGGCGGAACAGCACCTGCTCGTAATGGTTACCTGAACTGGTATCAAAGATTGTTACCGAGTAATATGACCCCCACTTACTGGATGAGTTGAACGAGTCTTGACCACTTCGAGCGCTTACTAAGAACACCGATACAATCTGCTCAGTGCCCCAGTCCGTACGCACAAGGTGTGACCCTAGGTGCTTAGACATCCCCCATTCGGTGGCGATACCTGCACGCAATGTCGTATCAAGCTGCGCCATTTGGCCAAAGCCTGGACGCGTCTGCCAGTTCGGCGAGCCTTTTGGTCGCCACATGTTCTGTACCCAGATACCACGTTCCGCCGGACGACCCTCGGTTCCGCCAGCAATCAGTTCAACATCAGTACCCGGTGTTGCCATAATCAGCCCATGTAAAATTCAACTTGAGGTGAAATGTAGTGAGACCCTGCTTGGTTTCTGCCTTGTGTGAGGTAGTTGACCAAGTCGAGGCGTTTCACTGCTAGTTGGTTTTGCAATACGGGGTTCGCTGCGCCATCTCGTATTTGGTAATACTGCGCTGCTAACAATGCGATTAATGGATGCTGGTCTTGTAGATCGTCGATGTACTCATTGTCACCGACCCCATGCTTAGTCCAGTCCACTGTGCTTGCTGGCACATACTCGATCCGAAAGAAGTCTGTGCGGTCTGTGGCAAAGACAATGTTACGCCCTGACAGACAGTACTCGCCCTGCTCACGGTTTAGCTGCTCTTGGCTAGGACACGCTTCAAGGTAGTACTGGATCTCATTGTTGGCTATGGTGTCTATTTGACCGAGCCTCAGAAATCGCTCCATACGATTTGTAGCGCCCGATCCTAACAGCGACCCATTCAAGCTAAAAATCTTACCTGTACCGGTAAACGTGTAATGCGTGTTGTAAATGTCAGGCTCAATTGAATACACACTTTGCCGAAACTCACGATACCCCTGAGCTAGATACGACTCGGCCTGAGCGTCAGTAAGGAACGTCTGGTCGGTCTCATCGATCAGCGCACGAAACAGGTCGTAGACTTGCGTTACATTCATCCCTGCGCTCCCATCCTAGTCGTCGGCAGTCCCTGCTCTGGACCCTGCTCGTCAACCATTTGCCGGTTCATGTCCATAACACCCATGCGCTCTGATTCCATCTGCGCTTGAATAGCCGATGTCGGCGATTCCATGGTGACTGAAATCTCATCTAACTGCTCTGGAGGCGCAGAGCGAGGGAACACCTTACGGTTGGCGAGCGCCTCAGCTTGGACCTCAGCCTGCGTGCCAAACGTCTCAACACTAATGAAGATGTCTCGGATGTACTGCTGCCGCTCTTGAGGTAGTTGGTAGTACTCCTCAGTACGGATATAGTCACCAAAGACTTCACCAAACGACTTGAGGTCATCGGTTGGGAAAATCTCAATCGTAGCGCCAAGCTTAGCTGCGTTAAGCAGATCCTGAGCATGCGCCATAGATTGAAGTTTTTCACTAACCTGCTCTAAACCACCACCAAATGTCAGTTCCTTCATCGCTTCGTCGGGCTGCATCATGCCCATCTGAACTAACTCAAGGACTTTCTGGTCACGATCCTGGCGCTCGTCACGGAACATCGACCCTGCCTCGATGAAGACTTCAGGGTCTTTCATAAGGCTTGTGCTGTCCAATGAATGAAACACAACCTGCCCGAGGTTATCAAGCATGCGAACCATGCGCTTCTCGGTGTAATACTTTTGCATAAGCGTTAGCGCTACTTTACCTAAATCAGCAACAGCCTCTTCAAGGTCTTCTTGTGTCACCATCAACTGTTGCGAATCTTTGTTTGCAAGCGATTGCATAGCAACACTCGAGGTAACCCCTACCGCTCGCTTACCAAGGCTTGTAGCGTGGACGCCAGCCACGTCTAACATCTCTCCGTGCAGCACCGACACCTGCTGAAGAACGTAACCGGGTAAAGATGGCATCTGCACCGGGATAGGACGCTGGCCACCTACGTCGTTGTAGTAAACTTTCTCACCCCGACGACGAGTAATGCTTGCTGGTGGAACACCTGCGCTCTTAGGAATCATCCACTTCGGGTTGGCGATCAGATCACTGTTTTCGATAATCTGACCACGCACTCGGTTGTACTGGTCCTGAATATCAAGCAGTGGCTCAATCATGCCCATACCCCACAACTGACCTGGCACTGGCGTGTAACGGACAAACTGGATTGGCATGGTTTTGCCTACCCACTCCCCCTCAAAAAGATAACTACCACCAAGAACAACGCGACGCTCACCGCTGCGAAAGTAAACATCATAAATCTCAACCCTATCTTTCGGTACCGACGTTTGACGAAGCCTGAACCATGAAGCACCCGGAGTAGCGTTCGTCGCATCAGCAGCGTTCTTAATTACGTCTTTCTTATTTGGGTACGCTTCCTCAAGTTCTTCACGATTGACAAGCTTAGCGTACGCAATCCAGTTGCACTGCTCAGGGTCATCAAGACCAGGCTCGAAGTACAGATCGTAAGGACTAATAACCTCAGTGGTTACTTTCTCGCCGTTGTACTTGGTGTGCAATCCCACGTTGCCACAAGTCAGCAACCACCGGATAGCGTCTACCATCTTGCGCTTGAGCTTGTCACTGTTCCAGTAATACTTGAGTGCGTACTCGCAGCTCTTTGCTTTAATAATATCTTCGTTTGATTCGCTGGCGGGCAACACGGTAGCTGATGGGTAAGCCAGTGTTAGGCGAGCCTGAACGTTGCGGTAGATGTTGACGATTAGGTTAATGGTTACCTGCATCTCGTCAGCGCCCGTGCGCACGAAGGTCTGTTTTACCCTGTCGTATTTAACGTGTTGCTTACCCTGTAGAAACAACAAGCAAAGATCCCAAGCCCGAGCAAACTTCTGCCGATCACTTCTACACTTTGCAATCTGATCCGAGAGTTTACCTGCGTCAGGAATCTTCATGTCTCTACCTTACGAATAACTAACATTTTGTTTGGAGTAGTCCATCTTACTCTTGATGCGCTTCGCCGCGGCACCA